GCCGGGCCCGTGACGGTTGTGCATGATTTCCGTCCAACCCATCGCCAGCATCTACCAAGTCGCGCAACATTCCAACCTTCGCCCGCTTGTCCGGGCGGTGGTGGAGTCGTTTGACCGCATGCCGAAGACCAGTCTACCGACCGAGATTCCCGGCTCGGTGCAGTCACAAGCGCGGCTTTTGCCGCCGGTGACGCTATACACCGAGCACGGAAAATTGGTCCGCCGCAGCGCCGAACCCGGAAACCTAATTGCCTACGCCTAAATCTGTTTCGATTTCGCGGAGGAAATCGTAAAGCGGCCGCAAATCGCGGTAGATGGTTTCTTTGTCTTCGCGCGTCCACGCGTCGCGCGGAGTTTTTTTGAGCCATTGGGAAAACCGCTCGGCAATAAGCGACGGCGACACAAACGACGCAGTCGAACGCTGCGCAGCGATTTCCGCTTTTGTGAGCTGGACCTTCGTCCGCACGGTGTGAGCTAACTCGGCCGCGCTCAGGCCTTGTTCCATCGCCCACTCCAACGCTAGTTCCGGTTGTTCGCTGCGCGCCGCAACCGCGTGATGGGCAAAACTCAGCCCTCGATGGCGTTTTGCGCGCGGGATCTTGCTGGCGACCTCGTACGCGCGGGACGCTTCCTCAAACGACCACGTTGCCAGCTCCAACTGATTGTTTACCCACTCTTTTCCGAATCTTTCCGCGCATGCCACCATCCAATCGCCCAGACCAAAAAGCACGTCGTTGCGAGCCCAATCAAGCACGCCCAAAAGCGCGACGGCGTCGGCTTCGGTTTGGATGTTGTCGAGGTGAAGGCTCTGGGTTTGGAGGACATTTAGGTTCATTTTATTCGAAATTTGCGTTTGCGAAAATGGCGCTCTTTTTGAACGCGCGAAAACGCCGCGGTAGCCTCGTCGCTTTTGTTGTGACACGTCCGCGGAAGGCCGAGGGAATCCTGCACGGTGCGCACCAGTTTTGAGAGTTGCGCCACCGTGTATCCGCTCGATGCCGCCGCTTCGCGCATCGATCGAAATGGCAACTGACGATCGAGGCCCGCGGCAAACGCCAGCGCAAGGGCGAGCATCCGCGAGTTTTGCCCGTACCGCCAAAAAAGCCGGATCACCGCTAACATTTCGGTTGATCCCGCGGAGTACACTGCCGCGCGCGTTTGCAACGCGTGCCAGGCTAACACCCGCTCCGCTTGCTCGACGGTCAACCCGAGTTGCTCAGCCAGCTCCTCCGCAGGGCTGTCAAGCGTGCCGGGATCCCATCGGTATGAGCCGTCAATCGACATACAACGCCGAAAAATCGAGCGCCCCCATTTGAATGCTGCTGTCGTTGTGCGGGGTGTACCAACCGGCACCCGTGCGCACGTCTTCAATCATGCGAAAATACTCGAGGAATTGCGGCACAACCGCCTTCAGAGAAAAATTATTCCACGCAAAACTGCGGATGGCGTAGCGGTCCAAAAGCCCCACGTTGTTGAGCGCCCACTCGTACTGTCCCATGGTGCGGCACCGGTACCCGTTGCGGCCGGGAACAACCCACTCCGTAAACGCGCCGGTGTCGCTCGTAACGACTGGCGTCCCGCTCATCATCGCCTCCACTGCAACGCCGCCGAACGGCTCGATGTACTGCGACGGGATCATAAGGCAGTCGGCGCGCCGCATTAAATCTCGCCGCTGCTGCATGTCTGCGTACCCGTGCAGTGTGATGTGATCAGTCGGCCCGGCGTACTCTTTTGCAAGATCGCCTTGCCCGGCAATAATCAGTTTGCGCCCCGCTCGGGCGCATGCCTCGGCGACGATGTGCACGCCTTTTGCGCGCGTGATTCGGCCGAGGTACAGCACATACCCCTGCCCTACTGACAAGGGGCCAAAATCTTCTGGTTCGAAATAATTCGGGATAACGACCTCATAGTCGTCGTTGTTGGCCCGCTCAACGCGTTCGCGCCCATGCACGGCGTTGCGCACGGCGTAGGACTCGTAAACTTTCCACCGCGCTTTTGCCCGCGGCAACACCCACGGGTACCCAATGCCGGACTCCACCACGTGGATGTCTTGGTTTGCGTCGCACAACGCAGCGTGCCCCCACCCAAACGGGATCAACAAAAAATCCCCCGGGCGTTTTCGATCCGCGATCGCCGGCACCGCGCGCCCCATGAAATTTCGGTAAGCCGCGTCGCCCGTGTTGTGTCGGAAAAACTCGCGGCGCCAATCATAGGACCCGTACGCCTCCTGCAGGTCTGCGTTGGTGCTCACCGTGACATGCTCGCTGCATTCGACCTGCGACTCTTCGTGCCCGTAGTGGATCACCGTGTGCCCCGCTTGGTGCAGGCCCTTGCACAGCTTGAGGACCTTTTGAGTAAACGCGCAGGCGTTGTACTCTGGCGACGTGACGGTGTGCGGTAAGCCCGGGCAGTGGAATCTCATGATTTCTCGGTTTGTCACTACGCCCGGAGAGGACTCATCCCCCCCGGGCGCGCTATGACAACAACCAGACGCAAAATCTGGCTCGCGGCCGAAAAGTCAACCGTTTTTCAAGCCCTGTTCGAAAAGCCGCGCTTCATCCTCCCGCCGCCGTACAAGCCCGCTTGTCTCTGGCCAGAGGCGTTTCATCGACCGAATCAGCCCGGGCACTGCGTCCCGGTGCCCCGTAGCAAGCGCGTCTTTGATGCCCCGCATTTCCGCGCGGCGCTCTCCGGTCAACGATGTCCCGCGGTTAAACACCAACGAAAACAACGCCGAAGCGCAATCTTCCGGGAGGGTGCTGGTCTGCGGAAAAGCGCGAAGAGTCCTCACCCAGTGCGTTGGAATTGTGATGTCCAAAAACACCTGCAGCGCTGCTGACCACGGCACCACCACGTCCCCGAGCTGCGCGCAGATTTTCCGCGCCTCTGCGCCTTTCAAACCAATTGCAGCCCGTAACCGCTCGGCGTGCACTAGATGCCCCCATGCGCCGGAGAACTCCGCGGCATTGACGTAGCCTATGTCAAAGCCTACGCCAATCGTCACGCCGCTTTCAAACCCCGGCACTGTGGGACGCGACAAAAATTTGTCGTAGTAGCGTTGCCCGCCGCCGACTTCGTGCTCGAGCACTAATTCAAGGCCTTTTTCGGAGAGATTCATTTTTTGATTTTTCGTGAGACTGCAGCTTTTGCAGCCGGTTTTGGTGTCGCCTTTGCCATCGCTTTTTTTGGTCCTCGAAAAGTTTCGCCCAAGAACCAAGACAGCCACACGTAGTTTAGCGCTACGCCGATGTTCAGCACAAACTCAGTGATTGGAGGTTCCTGGTGCGCGAAGATGTTTGCGACGGCCCCACAAATTGTGACAGTGGTCGCAAGCTTGCAAAGCGGAGCCGCGTAAGGGTGCCGATAAATCTGGCTGTTGCTGTGTCCAAAGACTCTCAGCCACAGATGGATGGCAGACGCCGCAAGGACGCTATTTGCGAGGGCGTTTAGGACGATGAGCGGGCTTAGTTGGGCCATGGGTTGAAAGGATTCGTTCGGCCATGTTTTCCACGGCCCGGAGGCCGCAGAATCCGAGAAGAAAAGCCGCTGCGTAACTGTACTGCGGTTCTCCATCTAAATGCGCCACTTTCAGAATAAGCGGTGTGACGTAGTTTGCGGAAGCCGCACCCCCTACGAGAGAGGCAATGGTTTTCCCAGGGTTTTGCCCGGCTTCTTTTGAGGACATCAGGATCGCGCCAAACAAGCCCGCTATTGCGAGGCCAAGGTCGATGCCCGCGTCTTTCAAATTGATCATCGGTTCTCCCGGTGTTTGAGCACCGCTGCTGCGTTTATGAGCTCCTGTTCGAGGGCCGCGTATCGCTCCGCTGAGTGCCACACTTCAACGCTTGTCGCCCGGTGCGTCTCCCCGGGTTGGAGCCGCAAAATCTGGTTGCCGAGGGATGACGATCTTCGAGGACCGCAGCAGTTTGTGCCGCACACGATCAGCCCGAGCATCATCGCCATCCGCGCGAGCTTTGCGGATCTCCTCCTCACAAAGTTGAACGTAGTACTCGATATCACGTTCAAGCTCCCAGCGTGCGCGAATCGATTTAATGGAGAGCCAGTGTTCAAGGATCCGGAGAATGCTGAGAATCATTTTTCCTTTCGAAACACATTCACCGCGCCGATGAGCGCAAGGCCCGCGGTCAAAATGGCTTCCTGCATTTCAGGATGCAGTTTGACGCCCAACGCAGTCGCCAGCGCCAGCAGTCCGCGCCATGTCGAGGGCTCTTTGAGTCGTTCGAGTATGTA